ACTCAAAATACAGAACACCGCTGTCAGGATTAGAGTCCAGAAAGTTCTTGACCATACCAAGGGCGAAGTAGGTTTTACCAGTTGCTGACTCTCCGGCAAGTGCTGTGATTTTGTTAGAAGGTAATCCTCCAAAGACCGAACCAGAAAGTAAAGCATTAAACAAAAAACTGCCAGTATCAATATAATCATTGACATCGCCAGCTGCCACCCCATCATCCACAACGGAAGCATATTCATTTCCCGACTCCTTAATAAACTGTTTTAAATCCATTATTCCTTTCTTGAAAATTTTCCAAATAATTAGCACATCCTCTTAATGTGGCTGGAGAATCACCACTTCTAGATAAAGTGTCATTGCAATATAAACACACATAATTTCTAATTTCTAAAGTTTTATGATCATGATCTAATGTCCATAATGATCTTTTTGATCCTTTAGATTTTCCCTGTAAACTACCAAAGTAAGATAATATTTCCACTTCAGTCTTACCACAACAAGGACATTTATAATTCTTATCAGGTTTAGGTATAGTCTTTTTAGCGGAAGTTAAAACTTTTACTTGAATTTTATTACATCCTTTACAAAAATTATGTGTCTCTCTAGTTCCATCTTTTCTATGAGCCCGAGTTCCAAATTCTTCTATATATTTTTCTTCCCCACAATCAGAACAAATTTTTGTATCATGAATTTCTTCAGGCCCATATAACGTATTTCTAATTATCATCTCTATTTTCAGATTTATCAGTATCAAAACCATCTGGATATCTACCAGATAATTTTTTGGTATTCTCTGCAAGAACTTCATGCAAATCCCAATCCATTGTAAGTAAAATTTGTTGAACATACCACATTACATCACCTAACTCATTTTTGAGTTTCATTCTCAATTCGGTGTTAGGTTGTTTACCTTGAAACAAAAGTTTCTTTACAATGTCCAAAAGTTCTCCCCCCTCTGAACAGATACCAATTGCACCTGTAAGTAATCTTTGAGGTTCACTCCACCTTGGATTGTCCTGTAACACATCCAATCTTTCAATAAATGTATCACAATCTTTGGTAGCTTCACTTGTCACACTGTCCACAAATTTTCTATGCTCCATTACTTCTCTAGAATCAGAACTAGGTGGTGCATAACTCATACTCATTTCTTTTCTTCCTTCGGAAAATCTACTAGGCATTTAAATCCTTTCTTTTGTGGTTAAAAATTTTAAAACATTTACGACTACAAAATTTCTTGTTTCGTCCAACATACGGACTCCAACAATTCATACATTCTTTTTTCATGAGAAAAAATCCATTAATGTTGCTTGAGTTCCATACGATTCATCAATCTGCCACCGAATCGCATTAGTGATAAATTTGAGAGGTTCAACATATGACTTCTCAAATTGTTTGTCATAATCAACATATTTCGATATGTCCAATTCTTCTGGACAATCAGTAACAAAAGTAAAGGCATTACATTGATAAGGATTTGGGTCTTTCAAATGTACAAACCTAATCTTCTCTCCATTTTGAATCAATGGATATTTCTTTGCAAGCTTCTTACTTTTGATTTGATGATTATATATCAATGCACCCTTAACGTGCATTGGTGTACCTTTTTTGTAAATACCATTTGCATCACTCCACTTACCCATACCATTACAAGACCTTGGAAATGCAATAACATCTGGATTCATACCCATCCATTCTTTGCGAAAATCTTGAATGAAATCATTCAACTGTTTTTCGTCACCACTCATGATAAGTTTGAGAGCATCTCTAATCTTGTCTCGACATACTTGAGGAGTAGAAGACTTTACAGCTTCAATACCCATCATCTTCAGTTTAGGTTCTGCATACTGCACACCTTCTGAATTATGTACATTCAGAATGTACCTTTTCTTTGCAGTCCAGATACCCTTGTCTGCAATCACCTCACGAGCCATAACCATCTTTTGTTCGTATGCGTTTACATACTCAGCAAGTTCTGCATACTTACCATCAATGAATGGTTCAATCTTTTCGGTACAGATTTTATCCAAAAACTTTACTGGATCTTTGGGTTTCAACTTGTCCATCAACTTCTCAAAGGTGATGTATACTGAATCGGTATCAGAAGCAAGAACATAATCAATATTGTTGGTTTTAAGTAATTCATTGAAATATTGATTAAGTGCCTGTTCAATCCAACGAATTGATAATTGTCCACCCAAGGTAACTGCTTCTGCAATACGTATGTCAAAGAACCGAAAATATTGATTACCAACTGCACCATAGGCAGAGTTAAGTGCAATCTTGAGTGCCATCTGTTTGTTATGCAACTTTGGAACCATGTTCTTATATTTGATATCCTTAGTCTCTTCAAACTTTTGGGAAGCCTTGAGCATCTCTTTCTTAGTTGCACTACGATCCGTATACATCTTTTCCATCAACTCTGGAAGAAACCCATGTTTCTCTCTAGAAAACAATGCACCATTTGGAGTCATTGTTTGATTTATAGATGGAAGATGAGATGTATCAAATGATTTGTTCAACATATCATCAACGCCTGGATGAGTCTCACTCATACCAACAATTGTCTCTGGTGAAATATTGTATTGCATGATAAGATGAGGATATAGACTGTTCAAGTCAAAACTTACCACCCACTTATGCAAACCCACTTGTGGGTCTTTCACGTATGCACCAGCGTAAGCTTCAGACTTAGATTGTCTTTCTATCAAAGGAACCTGAATACCTTTGTCCCTCAGATAATTGTAGATAATAACATCCCACATCTTTACTTGAGAATATACATCATTATAATTGCACTTTGCAAAGTACGCCATAGTTATCTGCAAGTCAATCAACTTCATCTTGTCTTCAAGAGCATCTACAATCTCCACATCTTGAATGTTGTAATCAATGAATGATTGAAAATCTTTGGTGTACCAATCACGAAAAGTTTCGTAGGGATTCTTCTCCTTCTTCTTGCCGAGTTCAACAAAACCAATATGGTCAAGGGTATAACTTTCTTGTGCAGTATAAGTATATTTTTGATATAGTTCTAAGTAGTCAAGTTGAGTAACACCAACCATATCATATGCAGTTTGTTTTCTACCCATCTTGAAAACTTCATCATCGAAAACAGCTCTCCAAGGAGATAGTCTTTTGATTTCGTCCTCACCCAGACGAACCTTGATACGATTAATTAAATATGGAATGTCAAAGAAACGAGTGTTCCATCCAGTAATAACATCTGGTATGTTGTTCTCCCAAAATCCAATGAACCTAGAAAGAAGTTCATCTTCATTGACACATTTGATATATTTGACATCCTCACGTTCTGTGTGGTACTCACCCAATCCAAACACTACAAAGTTTTTAGTCTGGTGGTTTTTGAGAGTTATCGAAAGAACACGTTCAATTGGATTATTTACTTGAGGAAATCCATGCTCAGATTCAGTCTCAATATCCATTGATGCAACTAGAATCTTACTCATATCCCATTGGACTTCACCCTTGAAGGTATCAGAAATCCACTGATAAGGCCATCTAGTAAATCCATAGACCATTCCAGGCTGACTCTTGTATTGTTCAACAAATTCTTTTGCACCCTTGATGGATTCCTGAGTAACAGGAGTCAGATACTTATTATCAAGAGTTCTGAATTGAGTTGGTTTTTTTACTGGAACAAAAAGTGTAGGTTGGAATTTGCGGCGAGAGGTTACACGTTCTCCATTCTTGATGCCACGTACAAGAACAGAATTACCAAATACTGTTACATTCGTATAAAAATCCATATATCTCCAAGTTTCATTATATAATACCTCAATGAATTCAAAAAGTCAAGTCTATTATCCATTGAGTTGTACGTTAGGAAGGACAATACCAGAACCAAATTTACTATTCCAAGCATCACGAGCTTCATCAATAACATCAGTGATACAGATAGTCCAATTTAAAGGAATTGTTACGTTATCATGTTTTGCGAAGGGAGGCCATGGCATGAAACCTAGACCTTGTTGTTGAGGCATAATCTGGCAAGGATTGGCGATAGCAACTGAGTCTCCCACTACAGTAACATCGCCGATTAACTCCTCACCAGACTTTAACTTTACTAATTTTATATCACTCATCTTTCTTTTTTCCTATGTTATATTTTGTTTCAAGAATCCACTCATCCTTTTCACTGAAGGAGAGAACTTTTATTTGACTCAAAGGAGCTTTAGGTTCAGCTTCTCCAACTAAACCAACCAAACCCCAATCACTCAAAAGACCAGCAATAGTGTTTCGTCTTTCTAAATCATTATCAGTTAAACTTGACTTCTTGCCGTCAAGTGCAAATAATTCCTTGAAATGTACAACATAGTACTTCCCCTTCTTGTGAAGGAGATGGCAGGACTGATATAATTTTCTTTCTTTTCTCGATGCAACACCAATTCTTGATAAAGTCTCACGAACCTTCAAAAAGTCATCTGGTTCGTTCAGAGTTACTTCCAGCATATCTTCTGGACCCCAATTCAATTCACCATTATTCATTTCCACCTTTATTCAATTTGATACGGATATTCTCTATGTCATCATCTGTAAGTAAATCCAAGGCATCCTTGGCTTTCTGGTCACTATATCCGAAATATTCTTTCACCAATTCTAAGTTATCTACTTTAGAAGTCTTCAACCAAGGAGCAAATCTTTTCCTTGGTCTAATACTATTTAGGAGAAAGTCAAATTGAAGTTTACTATCTAACTGATTGTTAATATTCATTTCATTAACCAACAGTATAGTATCTGGAAATGCATATAAAGCATGATTTACAACCCATGCAGGATATTTCTTTTCATAAAAAGAATCTTCCATCAAATTCTCTTTGGTGTAGTTAATTGCGTTTAGATACTCTTTTAATTCAGGCATAACCTATCCAGTGTTTTCGGTTTTCCTTGTTT